ACTAATAGTATTTGTAAGAGTTAATCCTGAATCGGCAACATGTGTAACAGTTATTTCATCATTAGTACCAAATGATAATACAGCGCCATCATGTTGTAATTCTAAATCTTGTGTTAAAGTAACATCACCATCTGACCCAATCGCTATGGCATCTGGGTCACTTGCTGAACCAATTGTTCCAGCGTCTTTAATAATAATATCGTCAACAAAGGTTACAATACCTGTAGAAGCAATAGTCATTGCAGTTGCTGCAGAAGCAACGCCAATCGTACCACCGTCTTTAATTAAAATATCATCTTTAAAGGTAACGATACCTGCACTACTAATTGTCATAGCATCGTTTGTAGATGCTACACCAATTGTACCACCGTCTTTAATAAGAATGTCATCTACAAATGTTACGACACCAGATGAGGCGATAGATATTGCACCTGTTGAAGATGCAGAACCAATTGTTCCAGCGTCTTTAATAAGAATGTCATCTACAAACGTTACGATACCAGAAGAAGCTATTGTTATTGCACTTGTTGAAGATGCTACACCAATAGTGCCGCCATCCTTAATAAGAATGTCATCTTTGAATGTAACGATACCCGCACTACTAATCGTCATTGCGTCATTTGCAGAAGCAACGCCAATAGTGCCTCCATCTTTAATCATAAAATCGTCTGCAATTGTCAAAAGACCAGCAGAGCTTAGTGTCATTTTAGCAGTAGCTGATGCTGCTGCAGTTTCAGATACACCTGTTGTAAACACAAGTTTTGTTGCGTTAGCTGATGCGCTAAACGTGTCTTCCGCAATAGCGTGAATACCAGCAGCTACCGTAGCACCATCTGTTCCATCAGAATCTCCTGCCGCCATTTCAATAGAGGCGATAACGTCATCAGCAACAATAGCGTCTTCTTCTGATTTTAATTGTAAAACAACAGGCGTATCATCTGAACCATTTACAGTATTAGTTACAGTTAGTCCTGAGTTGTGAACATGCGTCACTGTTATTTCGTTATCTGCGCCAAAGCTAAGTACAGAGGAATCGCTTCCTAGTTTTACATCATTATTAAAAGTAGCTGTTCCTGCATCACTACCATCAATAGTTAAAAATGTTGTATCAGAACTTCCATCTGTTCCTTTTAAAATAATATCAGTATCATTGCCTTGAGCGTCTATAGTTATATCTCCTGCTGATGTTGCAAGTGTTACCGCTGCATCACCAGTCGCTATGTCATCAGCAGCAGTAGCAGAAAAAGTTTTAATATCTGATGCTGGAATGGTTTTCATTGTTCCACCATCGTTTACAATAAATCCATCAGTAGCTGTAAGAGTAATCGAACCACCTACAGACGTACCACCATCAAGAAGATTTATTTCTGTAGCTGTTGCGGTAACGTTTGTACCTCCAATATCTAGTGTAGTCATAGAAACTTCACCAGCAAAAGTAGCTACAGAACTGGCAACAGTTGCGTTAGGTACAATCGTTAAATGTGTAACATACGTACCTGCGCTATTAATATCATTACCAAGTGTAAGAGTACCACCATCAGCTATGTTTAACTTCCATTCATCACCAGCATCATCACCCTGATCAGCTTTTAATACAATACCAAGAGCAGCACCTTCTACGTTTGCTGCAATCTCTAAAGAATCGTTAGTTGATTCATCATATAATATTGTAATATCTTCATTCGTGCCTAGAATAAGACTTTTATTGTCAATAATTTGTACGTCATCGTCAAATTTAAACTGATCCTCATCTTCCATCCACGAAAGAACACCGTCACTTGTTTCACCATCAAAGGTTAGTACAACATCTGTATCTGCTGTTCCTAAACCAAGCGTTAACGCATGTCCACGAAGCGCAGTTACATTACCACCTTCTCCTGCAGTACCATCGTGAGAGTGACCACTTGTTCCAAAAGCAGCTACAATAGCGTCAAATTCATCATTAGAATCTGCTGCATCAATTGTATCTCCATCGCTGTAAGAACTTTGTCTTGCTGAATAAGCCGTACCCATTTTTATTACATCCTTGTTCCCGGTGTGAACTCTAGTTGAAAGCCCTTTAATGTAATCGGAGGATTACTTGAAGTGTCATCAATTTTTACAACAGTAGTAAACCCACTACCCTCAATAGATTGTCTTATAATTGGAAAACCATCAGACCCGTAGACTGCTGTTCCGTAAGTAGATAATCCATAAATTGCTTGTGTGCTTTGAGTGGTTAAAGTGTAGTCATCTGGTTGAGGTGTAGCAGGGTCTTCAAAATCAAATTTTACACCTAACGCTAAATTAACTGTTCCTTCTGCATCGTAGTTTAAATTAATACGCTGCATGTTTTTTCTAATACCTGCATCTCCTAAAGTAAGATCAGCAGAACGATAAGAAGCTATTATATTTGTACCATCAAAAGTATTGCCAGATTCTTGTTTATACACAAAACCATCAAAACTTCCATGTACTACTAGTTCTGCATTATTAACAAATTGAGAGTCTGCACAAGAAGGTTTTATACCTTTTATTTCTGCCCATTCCCATCCAATTTGACCTTGTGGATTAGCTTTAATAACGCCTATGACTGCATATGCAGCAGCTTCTAATTCTGCAGTTTCTGGTATAAAAAGCCTATATTGACTTTTATCTCTAATCACAACAGAACTAATACGGTCTAGTGCTATAGTAGTAAACCTTCGTTGAATAGCTTTTGAAATAACACCAAGCTCTGTATCACCAATACGCGCTGTTCCCTGAACTGTACGTACACCATCTGGACCTAAGAAAACTAGATCACCGCCTATCTCTTGAATACTAAACCCGTCAAGACAACCTAGTGTACGAGATACGGAGGAGACAGTAAATGTTGCAAGAGTATTTCCTGTAACTTTAAAAATTCTATCTCTGCAAAATATAAATAGATTATCGCGGAAAATTTTCAACCCTGTAACAGCATCGTCAACTTTAATTGAACCTGCACCATTGCCTGAGTTAAAATCATCCTCGTTAAACGGTGCTGAAAATACAATTTCTTGAGGTGTAGAAGACATTCCAGCGTAGAACATGTGTTCTCGAAATGAAGCTACAAACTGCGCTCCTGATACACTGCTTTCAGACACGGTTGTAACTGTTGTATCATTAATTACTCTAGGAGCGTCAGCACCGTTAACCATGCAAACTTTCTCAGCATTTTCGTAATTAAATCTTTCAAAATACGCCCGTCCGCTTGCTGTTAATCCGGTTTCTAATGTAGTCCATACGTTGCTACCTGCATCAACAACTAAAATTCCATTGGAAACTGCATATACTTTATCGTTGTAAATTAAAACACCCTGTACAATATTATCACCATTTACTCTAGCGGTAGAAACTTTAGTTGTACCATTTAAACGGCGATAACCTCCTAATACAGAAGGTTCAAAATTTGTTAGCTTTGTTGCTGCTCCGGGCGGCATTGAATAGATATCTTGGTCTAATATAAGACCACCCGTGGTCGTAATAATACTAGATGTTATGTCTTGTGTCATGGCGCTGTATTATATAACCTCATTCCTGCTGGATACATGTAATTTTTTGTGTTTATTAGTTCTATTCGCATACGTGCTAAACCTTCTTTATAATCTTTTTCAGAAAGTTGTGCAGCAGGTATGTTAGCTCTAAGAATATGGCAATAATATTTTCCACGATTTACAATTACGTCATCATAACGTGAAGGTAGGTCGGGAGTATCAGTAGATGAAGATAAGTCTGTATGAATTTTGTAATACTCATAACGAACACTTAAAAAACTTGAATCGGGTATTGGTGTAAGACCATACTTATCATCGTATGTTTCATAAACATAAAAAGGTGTACCAAAATGTTCTACAGATGTAGTATTTAGGTCACGATCAGAAAACTTATCTAACCACTCACTGTAGGAAAGAAAAACAAGTTTGCGAGGACTGATATTTTCTGAAACTGATACGTTATCTACATCGTGGTTTGCAGAGGCAGAATTTACAAAACCTATAAAAGTCGATGTTGTTGTTGCTGTAAAAATAACAGTATGAAACTGACCATCACCAGCATCATCAATAGAAAGAGTTTGAGTTGATATTTGTGTACCACCAGAACCTGTTCCTATGTTTAATGTAATGTCTCCTGTAAATGTACGAACACGAAGAACGTATTCTTTATTTACAACAGTGCTAATAGACTGTTCCGCTCCTGCATTATTTAATCTAAGTCGAGCAGAAGCGTTAGCAGGACTTCCGCTAGTAGTACTCCAATTTGTAATGTTTGATGTAAAATTACCGTTAGTAATTAAATCACTTGGAAGTAATACAAAGGTATTCATATTTGCCTGTCTGGCATCTGATGGCAGACCGTATTCTTGAGTACCCGCCGTTAAAGAATCTGTTTGATCACTATGAATAAAAGGCCACTGAACTTCAGAATTATAAATATCGTGAATACTTTTATTCACCATGTTTTTAGCAACAGTCTGAATACCTCTAGAACTAGCAAAATTACTAGATGTTAATTCTGCTTCATTAAGTTCGTTTAATATTCTGTTTGTTAATACAAGAAAAGTAGCCATTGGTTATCCTATAATTAAATATAAAAGTATGTAGGAGAAGGGGTAAAGACCCCCTCTCCATTGTAACATACAAAGTTACGCGAAAGTGACTTTCTGAGGTTCACTTCCACCAAGACCGTCATAGTCAGCGACAATTGCGAATACGCGAATAATAGCGTTAATCGCTCCCGTTGCAATTACTACGTCAATCGTGTCGGCAGCGGTATAGTTACCGTAGCCTACAGAAGTCGTACCTTGCGAACCCGCACCCGCTTGAGCGCGAATAGGCACAAGGTTAGTATTGGCAATGGTTTGAGCCGTAACATAACGGTCAACATCGTCACCGTCACCTAACGACACAGTACCACTGTTTCCTGCAGTATCAGCAGTCATTACCTCGATTCCGGCAGTAATAACATACGTATTAGCAGGAAGTTCGATACACTGGATGACATCACCAGAAGCGTTAGTAAAAGCGGTAAAGTCAATAACTTGCGTTAGTACTTTAACGTCTCCTGCGCTTGCGGAGATACCAGTAGAACCACCACCTGTAATGGTAAAAGTAGCCATGTTCTAGTCCTCCCTTAACTATCCAAGTCGCACAAACCCTTAAACACGCCCTTAAAGCCTGTTCCGCTGCCCTTGAGAACTTTACGTCCAAAAACGTGTAGTCCACGAACAACATCAGCAAAGCTATCAGGATCGCGTATCACTTCCGTTTTGGCAATGTGCGAAGCCGTAACGACTGCACTTTGATGCCCGAACAGGAAGAGGGTGTGACCACTTGTTGCAGATGAGCCAAAAGTGTGCGCTGCGTCTGATCCCGTAGAACCAACAACAATCGCATTAGATTGATACAGGTCAAAGCCGTGAAGTGGCCTTTCTGTAACTTTACCGTTCAGAAGCGGAGAGGCTCCACCTGTGACTGATGCATCCATAATTTTAGATGAAGCGCCACGCAAAACTTCGTAGAATTGCGGCGGTGCCACAAGCCAACGATTTTCTTCTGGAACGTCATTTTCATCACAGTTACGTGCTGCTTGTGCAACAAGGTCAGCAACCTCGTCACCAGTATTTGCAGACGTAGCCTGAGTTGCGATAGTACCCGTAGGCGTAGCAGCATTATCAGAAATAGCCTTTAGAACATTAAAGTCAAAAGCTTTCTTCAAGCTGTACGCACCGGATGAAGTTGCCAAAGCTTCAAAATTAAGATGACTGTGGCGTTCTTCGATATCGTCAACTTTAAAAGCAAAGTAGTTACCCTGATCAACGGTCAACTGAATCTGATCATCAGATAGGTCTTCCGTGTTCACGGTTGTACCGCGAGCATAATCTCGAACCGTAATTGACGGCTCTTGGATAATATTCACGGTATCGCCAAAGTTTTCAATTTCTCCAGCGTAGTCGGTGTTTGTAACTGCTTCAGCTACCGACGCACGACGGAAAAACTTGAGAACTTTTTGGCTGAAAATAGTGGGTACAAAATTACCTGACGGTAAGTTGTTGTAACCACCAGCGCGAGTAAAAGCCATTTTGGTTTCTCCTTACTAGGGGATGTTAAAATTAAAAGTATTAAAGAGAATCAACAACTCGTCCCTCACGGGAAGCGGAATCAATCTCTTTTTCGTATTTCTCAAATTCCCACGGTTTAAGCCGGGAGATTTCCTCTACTGTCCAGACTTTTTTATCTGGTCCTAAAGATTCTAAGCCTCGATTTGCTGCGGTGCGAGTTACAGCTTGCGCTGCTTCTTCCCGCTGATTCTTTTTTGAACCAGATCGTCTTGACTTAGTAGTGGTCTGACCAACATCTGCTTTGTACAGATCAATAACTCTTGCGGCCCAACGAACGTCTGTATTATTGCGATAGACTCCATCAGAAATGCTTGATGGTTGTTCTTCTAACCAACGTAGAAAATCGTCACTTTCTTTGAGTTCTTTAAAGTCAGGATGTAATGCAGAAAGTTGTTTTTCAGCAGTTATTCGTTCTGCTTCTTCTTCCTTTTGTCGCAGTACTTCCAAATGTTCTTCGACTTCTGAAACTCTGTCGTTAGCTTTTAGCGAAGAAATAGTTTCGACCACATCGTATACATCAGGGTATTGATTGCGGAAGTTTTCAAGTTCTTCTGCTGTCTTAGGAAGCTGTGCAGCTTTTAGAGAGGGACCATCACCCATCTTGAGTTTTGCTTCAAGAACTTCTCGGTTTTGTTTCCACTCGTTTAGCTTAGTGTCGTAGTGCTTCTTTAGATCATCATACCTTTTTTTGTAATCGTGATCTTCTTTTTGAACGATACCTTCTGTAAGTTGAGGAGTAGCCGCTTCTTCTACAACGGGGTCCAAAGTTTCTTCGTCTGGTTCATTCAAGGTTCGCCTATATGCATTTTCGTATGGGGTAGGCTCAAGTGCTTCTTCTGTCTCGTTCTCAGTGTCAATCATGCTTTATCTCCTTTCTCTCGCGGGGCCAGAAAGAATCTGGGTAGCCGTGCGGAGGAGTAATGTGTAGTTAAATAGCGGGGCCGAAAATTTCGGGTAGCCGCTCCGGTAAATGAAGCGTTTTAATAGCTCCAAACTGTAGGGCGTGGACGACCTTTTGCTTCTTTCATATTATCAAGGTGTATAAAACGTCCAGCCATTAATCCATTTTGTTTTACGCCTATGCCTGTCATACCTTTTCGTATTGAAAGGCAGATAAGCTCGTATGCGTCTTTTAAATTTACAGAAACATCGACAGCTTGTCCGTGACGGTGTGGTGAGTCTTTAGCTCCACCTATGCTATCGTTGTGTTCCTTGCATCTAAACGCAGAGGTTATTACCATAGGACGATCAAATTCTTTTCTAATT